TAATATATCGGTCATTTTTGATGATTTGTGGTCTATCTATCCAAAGAAGGTAGGCAAGGGCCAAGCTCGCAAAGCATTCAATGCAGCACTGCGCAAGGTTGACTATGACAAGATCCATGCAGCGCTGATCGATTACGTCAAAGCATCCACCGGCAAGGACAAGAAATATCTGCCGCATCTCTCAACATGGCTAAACGGCGAGCGATGGGATGACGAGCTGCAAGAGCAATCACTGCAGGACATGACCAGCGAACAGCAAATGCAAGCAATACTCGGCAGCTACCAAACCGACAGAAAGCTGATCCAATGAAATATCAGGACAGAACACGCACTATCGGCGCATGGCTCCAAGAAGAACTCAAGCGCTACGATGTACCGGCAAACCACACGCCCGATCGAGCACGCCAAGAGATGGACGCAATGGTTGAGGACATCAACAGCGAAATACCAAGCAGCGTCGAGCAATCCAGCCTAGATCATATTCTCAGCAAAATGTCGCAAGACATCAGAAAAAACACCCGAAGCAGATCATGGCCAACAATCTACACGCTCACCAAAGCCGCGCAGAAGTGCAGCGAAACACAAGCAACAGCAATCACAGGGCCAAGACAGCCGCATATCTTCGACAGCGACAAGATCGCAGCAAAACGCATAAACGCCGGTGAACCAGTGGCCGAAAGCTACATCAACGGATCAGGCGCAACCAGGCTGATCGATAAGAAGCTGATAAAGCCAGAGCAGCTAGAGCCTTACAAAAACTATCTCAAAGAAGAAATGAAGATGTATGCAGCACCAGAGCCAGTGCAATACACCGAACACGATCCGATCGAGGAACTGATGGAGAACCCGTACTGATGCGACCAAAGCAGCTCAAAGCCAAAGACCTGCGAGCGTTTGCTGTCGTGCCAATCAGGGCAATCAAAGACGCCAGGATGACAGCCAAAACGCTTCGAGTGCTTATAGCTTTCTGCAGCTACGCCGATCACATGGGTAGAACATTCGTAAGCCAAGAGCGCATCGGACAAGACATCGGCAGCAGAAGAACTGCTGTCGGTTATCACGTTAGACGCCTCAGAGATCTCGGATACATGGTCTACGCAAAGCCACTCTGGCGAGGACAGAAGAGCACAAGCAACCGCATTGTCTTTGATCCACAGGTGAAACACGAGGACACAATCAGATCCAGACTGTCAGCCAAGCAGCAAATGGAACTAGCAGAAGCTGAAACAATGGCAAAGCAGATGCACAGGCTAGAACAAACTGGCTATAACACGCAAGCTGATCTGGACTTATTGGAGTTAAGGAAAGTTTTCGAGTGTTTGACGAGAGACTTTTTCACAGCAGCATTAGCCAAAGGCTGGCGAATCAAACCCGAAGCGATCGATCGAGCCAAGATCATGCTCGCTACACAGGCCGTAGAGCTGCTGAGCGAGCCACACAGCGACGAAAGGGCAGCTTGATGACCCGACATACCAGAAAGACAGTTACCCCCACTCAGCGAGCAGGATATGCAAAGTCGCATAATACACATTATGTTAAATAAATGCAGCAACCCACCAGCATACGCTTCCAGACTGGCCTGGCAAAACATCAAGGCTCCTGCAAAAGGGAATTGCTCGGATTTGCAGCAATCGACCCCTTGCCCCCCGCCCCCGCCTGCTATGGCTGCATACCCCCACAGAAATATTTTCCGAAAAACCATGAGGTGTCCTAATGCCCCGCAAGTTTAAGTCTGTTCCCAAGGATCGCAAGTCAGGCATTCCCAGGAAGTATGTTACTGGATCTGGTGATGTGGAAGGTACGCGCAAGGAAATATTGAGAACTCGAGCGTTATATCGTATGGGTAAGTTGACTAGGGCTGATATGGACAGGATTTCTAGGGAAAGGTCTAAGCGATGAAGTTACCTGCTAAGTATGTTAAGGCTGTTGGTGGCCAGGTGAAGGCTGAGAAGATTTATAAGCGTGGGTTGGGTGCTTATTACAGCTCTGGTTCACGTCCGAAGGTTTCTGCGCATCAATGGGCGATGGGTAGATTGAAGAGTGCTGCTACTGGCAAGGGTGGTGCACGTAAGGCTGATGCTGATATATTGAAAGGATAGTGGTATGCCGTATGGGAAGTACAGCGCTGCTCAGAAGAGGTTAGCTGCGGTTTCGGGTGATCCGAAGAAGATTGAGGCTAGTGATTTGAAGGCGCTTCGTAAGAAGGCGAAGAAGCGTATTAGGAAAGGATCTCGCAATGCCAATGGGTAAGGGAACGTATGGTAGTAAGGTTGGTCGCCCTTCTAAGCAGGACAAGGCTAATCCGATGCTGAAGAAGATGGCTATGAAGAAGATGGCCAAGAAAAAGAAGAAGTGACATGGCTGAGAAAAGTTCTGATCTAAACAAAGCTGCTGCCAAGCGGATTGGCGGTGAGAGTGACATTCGTGTTCTTCTGAAGAAGATCCAGTCAGATTTGCGATCTATTCCGAAGATGCCTAAGGTTCCGTCTGATCCAACATTGGCTGAGGCTGTTCTGACAACTCCCGCTGCGGCCATACAGGGCATTCGTCGCGGCATCAGGGTGCTTCGTGGTGGTGAGCCAGAGAAGAGCTTGAAGGCTAAGGAGGCAAAGCTGCAAGGTTATCTTGATAAGATAGGCGAGATGAAAAAGACTGCTTATCGCGTTGGTGATGACAAGTATGTTGATTATTTGGGCAAGCCGGTTGATCCCTCTAAGAAGGAGATAATGACAACCAAGTCTATACCGAAATCGTTAATAGTTAAAAGCAAGTGATTAACTGGCACGTTTATCCTGATGGATTGCGTATATGGCGCGATGGTGAGTTGATTGCTGTGATAGGGCATGATGTGTTTCCGCATTTGATTAAGCAGTTGGCTGAGGGTTTGCTGGATAAATCTCGTAGCAATATCACTGATATGTATTCCTAGCTATTGTGGTATTGCTTTCTTTGTAATATCACTAATGTATGAGACACGTTGATTTATGTAGTGGTATAGGCGGCTTCTCTCTTGGCTTTGAGTGGGCTGGATTGAGTAAGCCAATATTGTTTTGCGATGTTGAGCCTTGGTGTCGTCGGGTACTTTCTAAGCATTGGCCTGATGTTCCTGTGGCTTCTGATGTTAAGGAGTTAGCAAATGACCCAGATAGAAATGTTCCCGACTGCGACATCCTCACAGCGGGATACCCGTGCCAGCCCTTTTCACTTGCCGGGGAGCGCAGAGGCACAGAAGATGACCGACATATCTGGCCATACATACTTTCCATTATTCAAGCCAAGCGACCCTCTTGGTGCGTTTTCGAGAATGTTTATGGGCACGTCTCTATGGGCCTCGACGAAGTGCTATCTGACTTGGAACGTGAAGCCTACGCCACAAGGCCGTTCATTGTTCCAGCTTGCGCCACAGATGCTCCGCACAGACGCGACAGAGTTTGGATCATCGCCAGAAACGTGGCCCACGCCGACAGCGAGCCAAAGGGGGAGCAGGTCAGAGGATCTTATAGTAAACAGATCAACAGTGCAGCGGCGAGAGAGTGGGCAACAGCGCGGGATGGATTTACAGACCGCCGCCAAGATGTGGCCGACACCAAGAGCTTGCAGCGCAATGGCAGCGGAAAACATACACAACAGAGTGAACGACAAGAACCCCAACCTGGAGACAGTCGTAGCTCGGACGATGTGGCCCACGCCGCAAGCCAGCGACAACAGGGATCGAGGCTGCATGGAAGATCCCAGCATTCAGCGCAGAATAAAGATCGGCAAGCAGATCGGGCTGACAACGGCGGTCAAAGAAACGCGCAGTTCTGGCTCCCTGAACCCGCAGTGGGTAGAGTGGCTAATGGGATACCCAGAAGGGTGGACAGACTTAGAGGATTAGGAAATGCTATCGTGCCGCAGATTGCTATGCGGATTGGTCAAACGATCAAGGCTGTTGCGGATCAATAGCCATTGCGATATCATAATTTCATTGCAACGCTGTATAGGAGGAAATAATGTCTAAGCGTTTTAGTGTTGTGCAAGCCAAGGAAGTGCCTGGTCGGGATAAGCCGGTTTGGTTACGTCATGGGATTGCTTTTCAGAATGACAAGGGGATCAGCATTAAGCTGGAGGGTTTGCCGCTTCCGAATAAGGAGGGTGAGGTCTGGTTGAAGCTGTTTGAAGATGATGGCTCACGTTCTCAGCAATCTTCCCGCGCCGATACGGATACGGGCGGTGATAGTATTCCGTTCTGAGGAGGGGCGTTATGAAAAAAGAGACTAACTACTACGATGAAGAAACTCTTGAGATTGCCAAAAGGCTGAAAGGCTATGTAGCATATCGCCCGAACATTATGATGGAGTTGGACGAGGGCACGGATAATCATCAAATTTATGTCGCTAGTTCATACCATTCGGCAAATGATGAGAAGTGTGCAAATTGCAAGTTTTATGAGCGTTACACTTATGACTGCGCGAATCATGACAATTTCAACTGGGAGGCTACAGAGGAAATAACGCACGGAAAATGCCTTCGTTACCCGCCACAATTCCAGAATCATGGTGAGCAGGGTTTTCAGCCAACCGTTGAAAATATCATGTGGTGTGGTGAGTATGTTCGCGCTCCTGATAATATCTATATCAATGGCGCTCATGGTATTCCAGCTTCATTGTTGAAGGATGAAGATGAGCAGAAAAAAAGAGGATAAGATAAAACCTATCCCGCCGGTTGGTCGGTTTGGCGGTGCGCGTTTGTTGCAGCGTCGAATTGGCCGCTCGGAGACATTAGCTCAGAACAAAGAGGCTGTAGCTACTGAGCTTATAGCAATGGGTACGGCTCGTATTACTGACATCATTGATCTGCACAGTGGCCAGGTAAAGCCTTTGAAGGATATTCCTGATGAGGCTTTGGCTTCGATTAAGAAGGTGACTGTTGGCCAGCATGGCACGACGATTGAGATGTTTGACAAGGTAAGTGTTCTGCGCGTCTTGGCTAAGGCTAGTGGCTTGCTCGATGTGGAGAAGAATGTGGACAAGCCTTCGATTGTTGGGATCAATATGAAGGGGCCAGACATTACCACAACGTATGAGGCAGATGATGACTGATCTTCCCAGCATGAACTTGGATTTCTCCAAGTCTGCAACGGTATGGAAGTTTCTACACGATAAATCTTTTGTTCGCGGCATTATGGGGCCGGTTGGATCTGGTAAGTCATACGGCTGCGCTGCTGAAATAATGCTCAAGGCTGTTCAGCAAAAGCCCTCACCGCGTGATGGCA